ATTGATGAATCTATATACAGTCTGTATACGCATCCATTGTGTTTCATATCCATTTTTGTTTACCGTCGCTTTATTTTCGTACACCTTTCGCTCAAAAGGGTATGAATATATGCCGCATTTATCTTCGACTTTTTTTACTGCATCAAGGATATCTCTTTCTGACACCGCTTTATATTTCTGCTTGCCCGCATCAACTTGTAGATTTTTTGATACAGTTTCCACCATCGATTGTGCTTTAAGCATGCGCTGATAAATATTCATGGAGTGATCAAGCCCCATATCTGTTACTTCTGCTTTCAACTCCTTCATTGTTTTATCCATTTACAGCACCTCTACTTTTAATCCAATGCTCTGCATATACTCCTTGGCTTGTATCCAAGCAATTTTACTGCCTGAAATCATCACCATTTCAGATACATTGCATGCATTGGGGACATCCAATATAGGACAATGCCTTTCTTTATCTTCCTGAGGTTTATTTATTGGTTTTTCTTCCGCTTTTTGAGCTGTTTTAATCTCACGCAGCTCTTCTGCTTTCTTCCGGATATCCATCTGACGATTGTATTCGTCTATCGCTTGTAATCGTTCCCATGACTGTAGGTAAATGGATTTCAAAAGCTCTGGATCTTCTGCATTCATTTTGTCCAGCATTTCATAGTCCTTTGTGATTGCCTCTAATTCGATTCGAATATCCGACTGCCACTTTTTCTTTGAGCAGGTCTTTTTCAGCCAGCCTTCTTTCCAAACACGTTCAAGCGGTATTTCCATTTCACGTTCCTGCAGGAAATATTGGCGTATCTCTTCTTTCTTCTCTTTTTTACGCTGTTCTTCAAAGACATCCAAGCCGTTTAAGATATTTTCGCGAATTGCTTTAAGGCGCTTATAACGGTCCATTGTATCTTTTTCAAAAGCCATCCCCTGCGCGTTAATGACCTTTTTCATTTCCTTTTTTTTGTCATTTAATCTCTCTGCTAGCTGATTGATATCCTTTGCGATTTTAGTACCGTCAGCAATCTCATTCTCAGATGGCACCCATTTAAGATAGCGTTTTTCCAGCTCCTGGATATCTGCGTCGATTGCCGTAAAGTCATATGTAACCACAGACGGCTTATAAGAGATGTCTGGGTTTGATAATTTAATTTCGTTCATTCTTTTCCTCCTCAAACGGGTCAATTTTCCCATTTATGATATTTGTAATTTCTACCATTTTTCTAGCAATTGCCAAGTCTGTATCACGAGCTTTAAAACGATAAGATCGGTGTTTGATAATTTTAGATTTATCGGTATCCCACATATAGATTGCAAAATCTAAACACTCCAAGTATCCATTGCCGATATACGCTTCATAACTTATACTATTGCTTAATTTATTTTCGACAACGATTTTTGCAAGCTGTACAGCTACCGCCTGTAATCTATCGTCCATTAAAATACCTCCTCAGTAGATCTGATATATCTCTCTACTGCTGTTTCCTTTCTTTCTTCCTCAGCTGCTTCTGCTTGCTGGTCTGCCAGCTCCTCAGCTGCCGGCTCCCACTCTTCGTCATAATGGTCTGGATCCGTGTGGTTATCAATGTTTTTCATGATGTGCCTCCAGCAATACTACCGGGTCGCATATAACTCCCATGCACAGCGTGTTGTACATACTGATAACCAGGTATATTGTTAATACTGCATGACCGATTACTATGTATTCCCACATCATCAGTCCTCCAGCTCATCTGCATGTTCTCTCAGCCACACTTCTGCTCTCTGTGCCATGAGGTTAATTTCCCTTGCGCGATGGCGATTTTCATTTATGTAGTGTTCTACCTCTGACACTGTTTGCGGTAACCAATATCCTTTATCTGACGATGAGGACATGACTGGTATTCCTTCGCGGCGCAGGTCTTCGATGATTAATCTGTTTGTGCGATCATCCATACCGGTTATTTGTTTTAACATCGGTCTGGATATTGCGTTATCCTTGCCCTTACGGAGTATCATCCGTACTTGATTTTTGGCAAAGATATACGGTGTTTCTTTCGACAATTTATCCCTCTTTTCATGTTTATGTGATATGATTATGTGTAAAAGAAAGGGTGGTTTTGTGAAATTGATTGATATCATATTTTGGTTTTTGGTACTTTGGCTTTGTCTTAACTTATATTTACTTATTAAAGTGAAACGACTTCGCAATCTTTATATGGCTTTTTTACTCAAGAGAGCAGTAAAGCACTAAGGTATAAAAAAGAAATAATTGATATTTTCAAGATTGCAGGATTGAAAAGTAGTAAAATCGGATTTGCTCAACCAGTAGGTTACAACATGATTGAATCAGGAAATGCAAAGGTATGGTCCAACATGTTTGTTAATGATAAAAGGATTGTACGTGCCGTACTCGATGATTTCGAGGAAGCGAACGGTATCTTTGCATCAAGATTAAGAAATACATTAAATCCTTTTTATTGGTTGCTCCGTATCATTCTTCTTCCTAAATATATAATTACGTATCTAGGTATAAAAACAGATACCTTTATTACAAAGCTAGTGCAGCTCATTTATTGGATATGGATTGTTTTTTATGCGATATACAATTCTCAAGTAAATGCATATATTCAATCTTTGGTATCTAAAGTTTTTAACTGATCTATCCGTTCTTTTCTCCAACTTTTTATAAGTACTAAAGCGATATTGTCTAATAACATCCACCAAAATAGTAATTCTTTGATTGCTTCCATCAAATCACTCCCTTGCTTTTCGTTTGTGTATCCCTTATAATAAAGATGAATCTTTTTATAAGGGTTCTAACCTTAGATGCTCTGACCGCCAAGTCTATGGAGCATCTTTTTTAATACTCTTTTTCTCATAGAGTAGTCCTTTCCTGCTTGCGTTTCTTCCGAGGATCAAATACATCCTCACCGAAATACGTTTCATACCATGACAAAGGAATTTTGCGTTCATCGTATAGCTTAACTTTTCCGAACTCTTTTTCATATTTCTCACGGCATGTTTGTTTTATCGTACAAGCCATACCATATCCAATCGGATTATCTGGATTTCGCTCATTGTGAATACGCTGAATATCCTTCGCTGTTACAAATCTTGCGATAGGCATAATATCACCCCTTATGTATGCAGAATTTATTCACAAAATAAATCTGTCCTTTTCCCGTTACTTTTGTGGTTCGTGTTGTTCTAACACTTCCGTCTGGATTGTTGACTGTCCGCTCTTTGATTTCAAACAGTCCTCGTTCCATTGCTTTTTGTGTCGGCATATTGTAGTTATCTCCTTTGGTACAGAGATACTCGTTTTCTCGCATCCATGTAAATAACCTGTTTTGCCCGATATCGCATCCATTTTGTTTAATGAGCTTTGCCAACTGTCCTATGAGAATGCTGTCATGACTTGTTGATACTGCATCAGCAAATAATGCCTTAGGCTTCATTTCTTCATTTTCTATACGCAGTGTTTGTAATTCTCTTTGTGACATCTGCAATGCTCGTGCCATGACCTTCTGTGGGCTGTTCCAGTCATTTTCCAGTTGAATGAAATACTGTCTAGCCTGTTTACCTTTTTCGTTACGTTGAATCATAGCGATTTCTTTCGCCATTTCGATAGTCAGCTGATAATCTTTAGTAGGCTGTCCATTTTGGGGGTGGTCAAAAATGACCAGGGTATAATCAGTATCCTCTGTGAATCCATATTCACACATTCGTGGAAACCAATGTCTGAAATCTGTTCCTACTTCTAAAAACTCATGTAAATCTCTTGCCAGTACCGTTATACGGTCGTTGTCGTGTTGAATCTTTATTAACTCGTGCATAACTTTCCTCCTTTCTAGCACGCTTTTCCATGCGTAGGCGTTCGGCAATTTGCAACTTCTTGTCTTATATGGCCACTGACAAGAACGCCAATATCAAATTCTGAATAGTCATATCCGTTGTCCTGCAAAAATTTAATCAATTCGCACACTCGTTCGTTGCCTTTCCGCTTGGCGATTTCCATATATTCTTTTGCTGTCATTTAATCACCTCCTTTGTGATTGAATAATTGACCTTTCCTGCAAATGTGATAGTATTTATTTACATGGAAAGGGGGTGAAAATGTGAATAACTATCAATTAGAACAATATCTCAATGACTATTATGCGATGTTAAGGAAAATCACAGAACCAATAAGACAACTTGCCGAAAGTTATACGGAACAAATTAAACAAATTCAGCAAGTTGTCTCCGATGCCATTAAACCTTCAATAGATAAAGCGAATGAAGCTCTTCGTGAATATCATGAGAAAATGAAAGAGTTCATTGAATATGCGAAAGCAATATCCATTATGTATAAAGAAGCACCACCTTCTTATGCAATAGAGGAAGAAACAAGCATACCTGAATCTGTGGAACAAGAGAATAGCCCATCTCGTGCTCCACCTGATAAATCATTCACTGAAAAACTTTTGTTTTGGTACATATATCTGACACTTGCACTCATGCCAGTTATTCCGTACTTAGAAAGACTTATAATTGACAGTTACGTGTTCGAGATATTGAAAATTGTATTCAAGTTATTTGGCGTGTATCTTTGATGCATGCCTTTTCTTCACCTCCTTTACATCAACTACGCCATTATAATATCGTACTTAGTCATTTATGTCAAGTTATTTTGTTATTTTTATTGACTAAGTACGATTTAAAGTATATCATAATGACGAGGAGGTGAAAAAAATGAATGGTCGTATAAAATTGATACGAAAAACATTAGGAATTAGTCAAAGAGACTTTGGAAAAAAAATTGGTATAAGCGACACAGCTGTATCAAAATTAGAAAGTGGCGAACGAAATCCGTCAGAGCAGACCTTAAAATCTATTTGTCGAGAATTTAACGTAGATTACTTCTGGCTCACTGAGGGCGCAGATGTCGACATGTTCATGAAATTACCAAATACGCTGATGGAAAAATTATCAGAACGGTATAATCTGAACAAAAAAAGCCAGATGGTTTTAAAAACCTATCTGGAGGCGCCGGATGATGAAAAGGAAGCAATCGAAAATTTTCTTACAACGTTGGCAGAAAATCTGCAAAAAGAAGGCAAGGAGTGATTTTCCTTGTCTTTTTTATTAGTGATTCAATTTTATCCATAGTAGTTCATAATACAATTCTCTCAATACTTTTAACGATTTCACTCCCCTCACCATTTTTACGATATGCCTTATGTAAAAATCTTCTGTTTCCATGATCTTTATCCTCCTATAAAATTGGTAATATTTTCTATAGCTATATTATATCGCAAAAAATATAAAATTGGTAACGCTGCCAATTATTTCTGTAGATGTCCAATAAATTGGACAAATCCCCTATTTAAAGTCAGACTCAAACAAGTCTGTTATTTTTATATGTAACGCCTCCGCTATTTTTTCAAGTTGGTGTATAGTAGGTGATGTTTTTCCGTTTTCGTAGTTGTTTAAGGTGCTTTTAGTGATGCCAGTTAGTTTTGACAAATCGCGCAGAGTCTTCTCTTTTTCTATACGCCGTTCATATATTAGTAATTTCACTATAATATTATATGCAAGTAAGTATTTTGTGATTCGTTTTTAAGTGATATAATATAATAAACAACAGTATGGAGGGAAATGAAAATGAAAAAACTGTTCGCTGTATTTTTTAGCGTAGCAATGCTTTTTAGTGTAGGAGGTTGCGCGTCCGAACCTACGTTAGAGTCTGAACTAGGGAACAAGAATGTCGCAAAAATGATTGAGGATGCCAACAAGCAATTAGCCGATAACGGAATAAAGGATTTGAAGTTTAAATCTTATGATAAATCCTTTGAAAAAGTTGAATACGAAAAGGAAAATTTAAGCATACTCTATTTCCTAGAAAACGATGGATCAATTAATAAAATTAAAGTAAACGGTAAAGGGAGTGATGAATATGTCGATACTGTCAATGCAGTTTTAAAACTTGACTGCTTAGGGCTGACAGTAAATGACAACAACCAAATCGTTGGATATTTTAACGCAGGCAAAACTGAAGAAACAAACATTGACGGATATACCGTAAGTATGGATTCCGATTCATTCACTATCCACAACAAAACTGAGGAATCTTTATCAAAAGCTATTCCTATAACTATAGATGACGTTGAGCTTATAGATACAAAAATTGTAGATGATTACGGCGTATATATGAAAACGAAATTTAAGAACAATTCAAAGAAAACTATAAAAAGCATAAGCTATGCTTACGAGGTTGATGGTGAAAAACACTATTTAATGTGCTATGACACACTCCTCCCCGGTGATACAAGTACCATAGAGGAAGTGTCAGGCCCTGCTTCAATGGATAAGAAAGACATGAAGTTACTGAGTGCTGATTTTACATTAAAGGGTGAGAATACTGATGATGATGTTTATGTAGAGTATGACGCTAAAACCAAAGAATATAAATGGTACTAATCATAAAAAGCTGTCTTGAATGACAGTTTTTTTACATTATGGGAAATTATGTGCTATAATTTATTACATTAGGAGGGAAGTGAAAATCATATGAAAACTTGGAAGTTAGTATCCGGGATCTTGTCTATCGTACTTTGCTTATTTGTTTTGCTACAGTCTTGTGCAGCGGGCACAGTAAATGCCTTGGAAGAATCCGGGGAGGTCAGTGGCAGCGCAGGATTGATCGTATCCATTATGATGCTTGCAGGTGGTATCGTATCCATCGTTACACGTAAAGGTACAAAGGGCGGGAATATCGCAATCATCGTGCTTTACGGCATCGCTGCTTTGTGCGGATTCACAATGGCAGGAAACTTTACGGACTTGAATATCTGGGCATTCTGGTGTTTGATCTGTGCGGTTCTTGCGGCAGTATCCTTAGTCAAAATGAAAAGATAACTAAAAAGCCGCTAATCATAGCGGTTTTTTATATGCCTAGAAGCTGTTTCTTTTTTGCAGTAAACTCCTCAGGTGTTATGATTCCTATATCAAGCAATTCTTTAAGCTCCTTAAGTTCATCGTATTTACTTGTTTTAGGCTGTTCTGGCACTGTTTCCATCTTGCTGGTGTCTTTGTTCATAAATTCAATAATCTTTCTGTCAGCGTCCTTAAATAGGTGTGCATACGTCTTTCTGATGGTGTCCACTGTATCTCCAAGGCGCTGCGCTATCTCATAATCAGAGTACTGGTCAGCTTTATTGTTGATTAAATATGATACATGGGAATGTCGGAAATCATGAACACGTATAAGATGCAGTGGTTTGCCATCCGCATTTGCAGATTCCACTCCACGTATAAGATTCTTCCGAATTGTCTCAGCTGGAAGCGGTCTATCAAAACCGAACACAAAGCAATCCATGTCATATCCACAAAGCTTCTCACAATGCGCTTTTTGCTCCATTAAGGCAACTTTTACAACATCAGGCATAATTATAGTGCGCATGCTGTTTTGTGTCTTAGGACTTGTGATTTCCCAAGCTTTCCCCTTTATTTTGTTTGTCACTGTTTTATAAATTCTAATTGTGTTTTTATCAAAATCTATATCCTTCCATTGTAAAGCTTGGGCTTCTCCCTTGCGTGCTCCCATATAATACAAAAAGGTATAGAACCGCTTCATCTCTGGATTTTTAACATATTGGATAAAGGTTTCAAACTCAGACGGTTCCCAAAATAGCATTTCTTTTTTTACTTCATCTTTGAATGCGGATTTTCGAACCTTTGTCATAGGATTCACGGCAATATAATCCTCATCCACAGCATACTTAAATATTTTATTTATTGTATAGTAATACTTTGATACATATGACTTACTGTATTTTCCTTCCAAGTCTTTAATAAATTTTTGCAGGTACTCTTTATTAAATAGATTTATTTTCTTCTTTCCAAAAACTTTATTGCATTTATCTATTATATCCTGATCTGTCCGGATGGTTACAGCTTTAACATTCACGGCTTGTGCTAGATATTCTTCTGCCAGCTCAGCAAATGTCTTATTGTATTTTGCCACTTGGATAGCTTGCCATTGTTTTACAAACTCTGTTTCGTATTCTCGCGCTTCATTAACGTATTTACATCCTCTAGCTAATTTTGTATACCTATAATAAGTTCCGTCTTCTCTTTTAATATTGCCTTGTATGTACCACTTTCCGTTACGTTTAGATACTGACAT